ATCACTGCCCCCCCGCGAGGCTCCAGCGAAATCTGGCCGCCGCCGCCCGCCTGCGCAAACGGGTGTATATATATATGTCTATGCGTATGTGATCTCGGGGGGCACGGGAAAGTGCGCTTGTGCGGGAATGTGCGGGAAAAGGTCTGGCCCCATACTGCCCACACACGGGCGGGTACAGCAGAATCAGTACAATTGAACAATCCAAATATAAAACGGAAGAAAAATACAGGCACCACCCATATGAGAAAGACAGGTACAGCACATCTACAAGCAAGCAGCGTTTTATCCAGAGATTGTTCGATTGTGCGCTTTTCCCGAAAGCCCCCCACAGGATAGCCGTATTAGCCCAGACCTTTTTCGCACAATCCCCGCACCTTTGTACAATCCGTGCCCAATCCAAAGGAAAACCACAGCGAGACCAGGGTGAAAATACCCACAATAAAAAGCCGGAAAGGTGATTGACATAGGTTATTCCATGGTTTAATCTCCTCAATAGATTGGAGGTAACAAAATGTTGCCATTCGTGAAGACGGACGGAGGCCGAGCCAAGGCAGGCTTTCGTGGAACATGCGGAGACTGTGGAACCCGGGCGCTCGCCATTGCAGGTGAGCACGAGTACAAGGAGGTGTACAAGCATATCGCCAATTCAAAATCGTACCGTTTTGCGGGTGACGGGTACTCTCGCATTCGTGGCGCCTCTCCTCGAGAAGGCGTGGACCAGTGCGATATGGAATGGACTATGAAATATCTGGACAAACCGGGAGTGTGGAAGCGCTTTGAGTTTGCGACCTTGCCCAGCCACCTGTGTCCAAAAACTTCCCGTGCGAATAGGTGGACATCTGAGTTCCTTGTCAACAGGTGGGATATCCCCAGTGTTGGCACCATGATTGTGAACGTGCCGTGTCATTACTTCGCTGTGATTGACGGCGTGGCCCACGACTCATGGAACAGCCAGTTGGACCCAACCAAACGAGGGCCAAGACGCAGATACAGGGGTGATTGGTTCTGTCCAGAAATGAGAGCCATGCCCATGCTCCACGCCTATGTTCGCATGGACAAGCCGTTCATTCGCCCGGAGACATGGACAGAGGATCTCGTGACCGAGTGGGATCTGTAGGGTAAAAACCCTAAAATGCCATTGACAGCATTTAAACAGTGTGAGAGACTTGTGTGAGTAAAAACCAAGGGGGGCTTCGCCCCCCCGCATTTTGGAGATTGTTATGGACGAGAACTTGTTAAGCCAAGTGCGCTGGATACTGGAGCGCTTCAAAAGCGTGGACAGCAGGGAAGAAGAAGGGATTGATGAGGTGCTGAAGCAACTGAAAGAACTCTCTTCGACCCTTCGTGAAGCGGCAGGAGTTATCTACGACAATCTGCCTGATCCTGAGTTTGAGGATGAACTGGGTGAAGGTGTGAAGATCGGAGACAAACTGCTAAGCCTGAGCCAAAACTCTGACGAGCCTGACCCTTTTAAGGTGGGGTAATCAAATGAGGTTGCGCTGTGTGCTGTGTCATGCTAGAGGTTCTAAGTGTAGATTGTGTATGATTGAAGACCTTGAGCGCTTGGCTCAGGTAAAAAAAACGAGAGGATTAAGTGTTATGACTTACGCAGATTTCCGCAGGACAGAAAACAGTCTGGCGGCAAACCATGAGGGCGCCGAGGACAGGGAAGCGCTGGAAGTTCCAGTGTGTGACGCCTGTGAAAATGACGACCCCGACTTCCGCTGTACAGACATGACTGAGACCGACGAAGGTACGGTGTGTAGTGAGTGCTTGTCGGAGTTCCGGGAACTCCGAGAAGAGATTGAAGCAATCGTTCGAGGAGAAGGCTGGACCTCAGACGAGGATCTTGAAAACAAGGTAAACGAATGCCTGTACAAGATAGACCAACTGAACCAAAAGGTAACAGGGTTCTGTGTCGGTCAAGATGTGCGGGGCTTGCGTTACGATGGAAACACCCATGACATGGGGAACCGCCTCAGGTCGTACTATGATTTGGTGAAGGAAGGGACAGGAAATGAGTGAGCGAAAGTTGACGAAGGAAACAGGCGAGGAAATGATTCGCCTGTTCAATGAGGGCATGGTCGTCAAGGAGATCAGTGAGCGACTGGGGATCTCCACCAGCACCATTAACAAGGTGTGCGAGGTGACAAGACTGGGACTAACCGGGGTGGCCGAGAGGCGTGGCCCGGGCGCTATCACGGGCAGGAAGTCGTTGAGGTTAGCGTTGTACTTCCTAAAGATTCTTAACCCGGAGTGGACTGTTGGGGATTTGTACATTCGACTTCGCAAGCACTACCAATGTCAACCTTCTACGTTGCAAGGCTACCTGAACAACAAGGGTTTGGACGCTGAATACGGGCCGTTGTGGGCGAAGAAGAACGGGGACAGCGACTGGGAGCATTCCAGTTTTAAAGAGTTCTATTCTTTTGTAGGAAAAACGGAGAAGAATAAGGATTCGTCAGAAGAAGACAAGAAACTAGCCAAGGTGATTGCGGAGGCTGGGGATTGGCATAACTGGGCGGAACGCAAAAATTGATAAGCCAACGCCACACCTTTAACGAGTTCGTTCGCCTGTACAGCGAATCCGAGAACTTCGAGAAGCACTTTGGGTTTGTCCTGTTCAGGCACGTTGTGGACGCCGACTTGGGGATCGATATCGATGACGAGTCGCAGGCTCAGGTGTTCAGCGCCTTGGAAAAGGTGGACGGGTTTGTACTGGAGGTCGATGTCGAACTTAAGAAGCGGGACAAGACGGTCACGATCAGCCACGGCATGGGTGAGGACACCGGGGTGAGTGAAGCGGTGTACTCACTGATCTTCATGGACTGGGTGACTTCGCCTGAACAGGTCCAACGTGAAATCGAGGCCCAGCCACACCGTCCAGTAATCATTGCGGACGACAGCAAGATCGGCTGGCGCATGGCTGAAAAGGTGGCCAAGAAAAACAATGCAGTCCTCATGTGGTGGCTTGTCCTAAAAGACGGCTACTACGAATGGTCCAACATGAGCGAGATCGGCGACATTAACGCTGATATGTATGAGCGGGGCCGAAGGATTGGATACAAACAGGGATTTTCAGAGGGATACTTTTACCGAACAGATCTGGAGGAGTAGGTATGAGTGCAGGTTGGAATGCAATGGGGCAGTTAAACGACCACGTTCAACTGGTAATCGATCACGTAGAGCCGTCAGGGGCCGACAGTTTTGTCGATTTCAGACTGCTCAAGAGCAACGGGGCTTGTGCGACCTTAGGGGTCAAGGCGAGCGAACCAGTGCCACCCGGCGAGGTGCTGATCGAGAACCTGTTGAGACCGAGGTTCAAGTTTAATGAAACCCGGGTGTTCATGGGCGTGTCCTTGCGAAAGAAAAAACAGGACAGGACAGCCCGAGCCACTCACAAAACCACGTTGTTCTTTGTGGACATTGACGGCGCAGACGTAGACAGGTCTGACCTTGAAATCGTGGACGAGGTTCTGGAGTTGGCTGAACAAGGGACAGTGCTGGCGATCACCCGGTCTGGGGGCGGCCTTCACATCTACTTCAGGCTCGACTCTGACATTTTTGACCGGGAGGATTTCTGGGAGATCCGTGCGCACACAGCGAAGTTAACCGGGCTGAAGTTTGCCTCCATGAAAGGAACCGTGGACACGGCGGTCATAGACCCGGGCAGGGTCGTGGGCGTGTGGGGCACGTTCAACCCAAAGCGAGGTCAGCACGTTGTGAACATCTACTTGGACAAAGAGGCTATGCCTGTCCAAGCCGAGGCTCCACCGCTGAAACAGGTTGTACACAGGAAAACCAAGATCTCGTTCCCTGAAGGCGCCGACAAGAAACTCGCCATGCTCAACTACCTCATGCGGGTACTGGAAGTGTGGCCAACGAGGGAAGTGATCTGGAAAGCGGCGGATATTCTTGGGGAGGCCACGGACAGCCCAGCGACAGCCTCACAGGTTCTTGATCTTTTGCCGGAGCGGTTCATTCGGGACATTAAGTACCCGGAGCAGGGCAAGAGAAGAATGTGGACCTACGCAAAGTTAGCGTCTGTTTGCGAGGCTCTGCCGAGCGAAGCGTTGTTGCGCTTTTGCGGTGAGATTATTGAAGACCGAATGCCAAACTGGGTGGTCGAGGAGCCGGGTCAAGTCGAAGATATTATACAATCTTTGATAAGGACCCATATCGATGCGTAAAGTTCCTGAGAGTTTCTTTAACAACGTGGTGGTAGAGTACTGGGACGCCCTAGACTTTGCGGGCCGAAGGCTTCTCAACGCTTATACAAACCTTGCGGTGGTTCCAGCCACAGGGCAGTTACCGCTAGGACAGAACGTCAACCGGGCTTTGGTTAGCAAGCAGATAAACGTGTACTTGTTTGAGTTGATTGGCGTGTTTGTTCGCAAGGAGGGCAATGACTTCGTGTGGCTCGACTTCGACAGTCGCATAGACAGGGCAAGGTGGAAGGAAGACAAAAACGCACCGGACCCTTTGTCTCTCATGCACCAGTACTTCGATGCATTGCATGAGTGCCGGGAGTATCGAGAGCGCTGGCTGGAAGGACAGGGGGGCGGGATTCCACCTGTGGCTAGACAAGCCGAGGACGGCTCGACATACGAAAGCACCCCCACCTTCTCCGAGTTACTGCTGACCTACACGATTAACATGAACCAAGTGCCGTTTGGGAGGCCTAGCGAGAAAGAACTAGGCCCCACGATTGAGGGGCATGAGGTCATTTACTTAGACTGCATGCACAATGTGCTAACAGACGAGGTGAAACCCATTCCCGGGGTTTTAGCGGCACGAGATAAAGTGGCTGGATGTCGTTTTAAGAACGCTGACCCTGTTTCTGTAGACGAGTGGGGCACCTTGTTTGAGCAATGGGTTGTGGGTAGGCATGGACACGAGCACAAACCAGACGTTGAAGCGGGGCCTCATGTCGAAAGACTGGCCCGCTCGCTACTGGGTTGTCTGTACAAGATACCCGGTGACGATTCATTCCCTTATGTGTACGGTCCGTCTGGTACAGGGAAGAGCCTGCTACAAAACTCTTTCAGTAACATGGCAGGCGAGTACAGTACAGAAGTTACTCGGCAAGCCTTGTGCATGAATAACAACACGAGTCACTCCAGTAACACGATTCAAATCTACAATGGTGCGAGGGTCGCTGTAGTCAAGGAGGCGAAGAATGACGCAGGAGTTATCGACACTGAACTCATTAAGGACATCACGTCCTACGAGCCGGGTAGATGTTACGCAGTTAGAGGTGCTTACGACCGTGCGGCAAAGATGTATGCCACAGCCGCTAAACCTTTCTTCATTAGTAACGACAGCCCCCAGCACATGCTTGACGTTGCGGGCATTGATCGGAGACTTTGCTCTTTTCCTTTCCTCTCAAGGTATGTTGAAACAGGGCAGGCAAATCGAGACTTGCCAAAACGTCTCGTAACAGATACCATGGCCACCTCTTTGATTCGATTCCTGTTGCAGTACAGGGACGCATTCTTAGAGAAGGGGTCAACACCTGCGCCGGGTGAAAACACCTCGGAAAGAACTCCTGATCTGTTCGATGTCTTCGTGGACTTGTTCTGTTTTAAGCAGTTCCTCACCGTTCACTCTTCTTATGACGACTCAGTTTCCAGTAGGGATCTCTTAGAGATTCGTGCGTACATGTCCGGCTACACGACTGTACGGGAGATGCTGGCAGAACTGGGGGTCTCTAGAAACAAGGCGACAAGACTGGCGGTACAGACCGTCAAGGATCTTGTTGTAGCCCGAGAAGGGTTCCCTGTTGCACTGGGGGACGCCAAGGGAGGCAAGAGAGTCTTGCTGAATGTGGCATTGACGGATAAGGGGAGGCGGATTCTTGGGGAAGCCAGACTTGCCATGGGAGATTAAAAGAGCCATGGAGATTTTTGAAGCCAAACTGGGGGACAACAACACAGAGTTCCTGACATACGAAGAGTATTGGAAGGCCGTTAGAAAGCGCTGGATAGAAGAGTCGCCTTTTAACTGGACACAGTTTGGTGAAGATTGGGTAGCAGGTATTCAAGGCAGGCCCTCGTCAGTGTGCGAGGACTGCAATCACACAGTTTTTAAAGGGCGGTCCAGTGGGGGCCGTGACATTTTGGTTGGGGAGACAGGTCGTCTCCATAAATGTAAAGGTAAAAGGTTATGAACAAGGAAAACAGAGGGTCTTTGTGGAAGAACGACTATAAGGAGAAAGACTCGCAACCTGACTTGACGGGAAAAATCAATGTCGAAGGAGAAGAGTTCAGGATCTCGGGCTGGAAGGACAAAACGAAAGAAGGCAAGCCCTATATTAGCATCGCAATCTCACGACCCAAGCAGAGTCAGAGACCTGCTGAGTCAGTTGCGGATGCCGAATCAGACGACTTCGACTTTTAATCCAGAGACGATTGTGGAGTGCAGGGACCTGCTTTGGTCCCTCCTCCATGACTTTGGACTGGGTTTTGGGGACGACGAAGAGGGCTTTGGAGATGTGTGCCGTAGGGTAAGCCGGGGAATGCGAGGCTTGGAAGACCGCTCCACCGCTCTGGATGTTCGTGTCATAATGGTTCTTTTGCGAACTTTTCAGGTCAGGAGTCGAATCGACTTTTGGACCGAGCCTTCAGATGTGCAGGAAAACTGCAAGATTCCAGAGTTAGTACAGGAGTGGGACGTGATTACTGACAATCAAATGCATGAAACAGCGGTGAACATAGCGGAGACTGAGACGGGCGTAATGATCCAGTTGTTCCCGGAGAAAGACATGGACGGTCAGTTCACAAACCAATGCTTGTGCGAGATCCATTTGACCAGTGAGGAAGCCAAGCAGTTAGGTACTTGGCTTGTCGGCAAGGGTCGCATGGGTGGACAAAGGGGTTCGCTGTTGTCAGAGGGGCGATTAAAATGATCTTTAATCCGTGGGAAATGATCTGGAATGAACCTCAGAAGGCATACATGAACAGTGTCCAAAAAGAGGTGTTTTTCAGCGGGGGAAATCAGATTGGCAAAAGCGCATCGTCTTGTGCAATGCTGGCTTTTCACCTGACTGGAGATTACCCAGACTGGTACACGGGGAGAAGATTTGAAGAGCCGCCTCGCACCATGCTGATCGGGGAGACTTTTACGACCGCTAGGGACCTGCTTGTAAGTAAGGTAATCGGTACTGAACACGAGCGTGGAGCCATTGAGAGAGACCGTGTTTTTGACATTGAGAAGTTGGCAAGAAACGGTGTCGGCGGTTTTAAGGTGGCACATTCCAGCAAGCGCATGAGCAATGTAATCGTTGCTTCATACGCCAGTGGACGAAGGCGAGTACAGGGTCACAGCCTAGACTTGGTTGTGATTGACGAAGAGCCGCCTATGGATGTCTATGACGAGTTGTCCGCGAGGACAAATGCAACCGGGGGTTTTGTGCGAATCAGCGCAACCCCGCTGTCGGGATACACCGAACTCTTCACTCATTTTGAAACAGACGAAACAGGCTCAAAGGAAATCCTGTACTACAAGGTGGAGGACGCTTTGCACATGGAAGAGTCCGTGCGCTTGGGCCTGATCCAAAAGTACAAGGAGCACCCTCAAGGTGACGCTCGTTTGAATGGGAGGCCGTGCCTGTGGGAAGGGGCCGTTTTTGGGTTGCCTCAGCACGAGGTGATTTGGAACGGTGAGGGCTTTGAGGACTCGAAGGTCATACTGGGCATAGACATACCTCACACAACAGGGACCTTTGCCTGTGTGAAAATGAGGTATGACGAGTACGAAGATACGGTGTTAGTGCAAGAGGAGGCTAAGGTTTCCAATGTCGGTGTAGAGGCTATGGCTGACATCATTAAGAGCATGGGGGGCGACCGTTACCCTGTGGCTTGGCCCCATGACGCTAGGATTAAAAAAGCCGAAGGGGTCTTGGTGGACGTCTTGTCCAGCAGGGGTTGCAAAATGCTCCCACAGCCAGCCTTTATGGTGGACAACCAAGGGAAGAAGAACCGATCTTTGGTGGCCATTGCCACGATTGCCAGCGAAATGGAGCGTGAGGGCCGCCTGCTGTACCATGCTCAATGTGGTCAACTGTTGCGTGAGCGGACGCAATACCAGATCCTAGAAGGAGCGGCGGCCAAGCGTTTGGACGATCATTTGATCGACGCCGTGTTTAAGGGACTAATGATGTTGAAGTACGCCGCAGACGAATCAGGCGTAGATCAACCGAAAATGCCAAGTGGGCTATTGAACCACTTGAACAGGGATTTTTTTGGGGGATAAACCATGGGTTTAGGGGAAGACTTAGTAGCAATATACGGCACCTTGGAGGCTGATCGGTCTCCACACGAGCCTGTGCTGGACCAAATAAGAACTCTGTTCTTGCCATTCCAAGGGGATATGACTACCCGCGGATACGGTGGGCGTAGGATTGGGACAGTCTTTGACTCTACGGGTGCAGTGGCCGCAGACTCTTTGGTGAACTTCATGGTAGGGAATCTTTTTCCTCCTACGGGTGATTGGGTCAAGTTGCGTGGACCGGAAGGTGCCACGGTGGAACTGGACACAGACGCCGCTACGATCATGCTGGCACTGGAGAATACCAACTTTTACACAGAGGTTGCGAAGTGCCTAAAGGACTTAATGATCCTTGGCAACAGTGTCATGTACATCGAGGAAGAAGGGCGGCGCTTGCAGTCAGACGGTTCTACGTTTGAAGGCGTCGAGTTTGAAGCAGTTAATCTTAAAGATTGCTACTGGAAAATGGGCCGATACAACGAGCCTTTGGTTTTCTGCCGTGAGTACTACCTTAGCAACGCCGAGATAAAACAGTACTTTGACTACACGGTAAGCGCCGAAGACCCGTTTGAAGAATCCAAAGTACTGCATTTTGTGCTTCCAAGAGCAACTAGCCCTGTCAATGTTCCGGGGGACCAGCCGTTTATTAGTGTTTGGACGACTGGTGAGGGGGACGTTTTGCGTACAGGTGGGTACAGTTACCAGCCGTACATTGTCAGCAGGCTTGACGTTGTTCCGGGAGAACAATACGGGAGGGGGCGTGGGCATCTTGCGAGGCCAGACGCCGCTGGAGCGAACGAAATCATCCGGCAAGTGTTGCTTGCGATAGGGCGTGACATCAACCCTGTCTTGATGACGGAGAATGACAGCCTAATGGATTCTGACATTAGTGCCTCCGGTTTGCTCGTGGTGAAGCCCGGGACGCAAATGTCCCCCTCCTATCTTAATAGCGGCACAAACTACAACGCCGCATTTGAGATTGCGAGACAGACGCACCAGCAGATTAAACAAGCCTTTATGGCGGATATCTTATTGGACCCAGACACTCAGCCAAGGTCTGCGGAGGAAAGCAGGCAACGTAGCGAGCGCTTGATTCAACGCTTGGCTGGTCCTGCTCGTTCGATTGAAACAAACTTCCTAACGCCAATCATGGAAAGCCTGATTAGCCTCATGGTTCAGGGAGGCGTGTTGCCAGAAATCGAGCGCCAAGGTGTACTGAACGTGAACTTTGTGTCTCCGTTCTATGTGGCTCAAAGGGAAATGGTGGCGCAGAAGACCTACAGGTTTGTCGCAAGACGCCTTGAAATCTTTAACGCTGTCCAAGACCCATCTCTTTTGGACGACATTGACTTTGATGCGTTGACCAAGATTGACGCTGAAAACAGCGATGTGCCGCCTGAAATCTTTAAGACTCGCGAAGAAGTTGAAGAGATGAGAGAGGCCCGTGCCCAGCAAGCCATGATGCAACAGATGATGCAAATGGCAGAGCAAATGCCTGCTGATCAAGGAGCAACTCCGGCTGGGCCAGAAGAGCAGATTATGGAGGCCAACATTGCTGAATAAAGAAGAGATACTGTGGTTGTCCAGTTTCCTCAAAACCAGTGACGGCAAGCGAATGATGGATTGCCTGTCTAAGATTTGCGGAGTGGAAGCCAGTTTGATTCCGGGGGAAGACCAAGCAAAAGTTTGCCCCCAAGTTTTGTCTGTACAAGCGGGAAGGCGATCTGTGTATTACAAGATCCGGGCCGCAGAAAGGATCGGTGACCAAAGATGACTGAATGGGGAGACTTGCCAGAAGAACTCAAGGGTGCGGCGTCAAAGTTTGCGACTCCTGAAGACGCTTTGAGGGCGTATGTCAATCTGGAAAAGTTCCGAGGCAAAAGCGTTCGATTGCCAGAAACAGATGCAGATCACGAAGACCTGTACCGGAAACTGGGAGCGCCCGAAAGCAAAGACGGGTATGAAGGCGACGAGGCCACGAAAGCGTTAGCCAGAGATCTGCGTTTGACTCCTGACCAGTTTAAAAGGCTGGCTCAGCGCAAGAACATTGAGGCGTCAAGGTGGAACGAGTTCGTGGACAACATGGGCGAAAACTATGACTCTGCGGCGGCTAGTGCAAAAGCAGGGGCCGAAAAAATGGGCCTTAGCGAACTCCCGCAAGATCCGAAAATGTTCGAGGCTTTGATGGAAATCGGAAAAATGAACGCAAACGATCAAACGCCCACGCCGGGTTCAGGCGCAGGCCCGAGTGACGCACAGCGCAGACAGCAAAGGAAACTGGAAATCCTTGCTCACCCGCAGTTCACGGATCGTCGATTCAAGAACACTGCTGAAGGCATGCAACTGCATGCTGAGTACGATCAGATTCTCAAGGAAGAGTTGGGAATGTGAGCGACTTCATTCTGAACAAGATTGCTGACGAGAACCCTGAAGCCGTTTTGTTAGAGCCTCGCAAGGTTTTTGACAAGGCGGTAGTCGGGGTTGCTCGTCGTATCAATCTAGTAGTGGCTTGCTATTCTAGAGATAAAATCATAGACTGCCTACAGCAGGACCAAGGGCTTGAGGGCGACGAAGCCCAAGAGTGGCTTGAGTACAACATAGAAGGAGCATGGTGTGGCGAGCATACGCCCATCATTTTAGAGGAGATGTAGTGGTCATTACCGCAGAACAGAGGGAGGAACGCAGGCACTACATTGGTGCCAGCGAGGTCCCCGGTATTGTCGGACTTAGCCCGTTTGCTGGAAGCAACGCCGCTTCAATCTGGTTGAAGAAGGTCAAGGGCGCCCAGCAAAAATCAACGCCAGCCATGGATTACGGGAACGACGTCGAACCCATATTGATTCGCTGGGCATCGGAAAAGATTGCTGAGAAACTGGGGACAGAGGTGGATCGGTACGAAGAAAACCCCGAGTTTTCAACAGTCATTTCAGAGAAAAAGCCTTCTACCCGACACTCAACGGCCCCGATCACTTCCCACCTTGACGCGATGCTGTACCTGAAAGACGGGACACAGGTTGTTCTCGAAGCGAAGACCTCTCGATTTGAAGAGGATTACGGTACCGCTTGGACAGACGAAGTTCCTGCCCATGTTGTTTGTCAGGTTATGACTCAAATGGCGTTAAGTGAAATAGACGTTTCTTATGTTGTCGTGGACTTGTTAAACGGCACGAGGAAAATCTACCGGGTAGACTTTGACAGCGATATCTGGGACACGCTGAGGTCGGAGTGTGAGTACTTTTGGCATGAGTACGTCCTTAAGCAAAAGCGACCTGAGGGAAAAATATCTGTTAGTTTGTTGGAAAGCATAGATAGACACGAGCCTGACAACGTGTTAGTGTTGACAGGGAATGAAGCCCAAGACTTAATCGACAAGGTTGAGCGCTGGGAAGAACACAAAGCCGAGACAAACCGTCTCAAGAAAGGTACGGAAGAATGCCGAATGCAGATTCTGGAGGGAATGGGCGACCACTCAGTGGTGGTAGCGGGGAACTTGCAGGTGGAACTGGGCAGGACCCGAAAGGTGCTGAAAGTAACCCGCCTGTGAAGAAAAAGAAGACGACTAAGGCTACCGCAAAGCCAAAGTCACTATCACTCTACGAAGCGCTGGCAAATGCACAGGCCGAAATCGGACAACCCATGGCCGCAGGTGCAAACAGTTACTTTAAAAATCACAAGTACGTCAAGTTGTCTGATCTGTACGACCACATCTTTAAGGTGTTGCCCAAGCATGGAATCGCAATCACCTCGGGGCAAACGATCCACTTCGCAGAAAAGACCGAGACGGATGCTAACGGCAACACGACCCAACAGCCGTTTTGTGCTGGCCACATCTTCTGGGTAGAACTCCAGTACGGTCCTACGGGGGAAAGCAAGCGCTCTGAGCACTTCCTCTCTCGGTCGAATGACATGCACGAAGTTGGCAGTGGACTGACTTACATGCGCCGTTACCTGACTCAGGCGTTGCTTGGACTTGGTGCTGACCCATCAGTGGATGACGACGGCAACTCAGCAGTTGACGGGCAAAAGGCAAGGTCCGCAAAGGGCGTTTCTGGAGTAAAAGACGCTTTGAAAAAATAACGCTTGCCTGAAGAGCGGGTGTTGCTTACACTCCTTAACACATCTCCAATCTGTAGAAGCGACTAGGGTTTTTCGGTTTTCCCTAGTCGTTTCTTTTTTTGGGGGTACATGGATTCTCGCGGAAGAGTCCGCTGTTCAGTGTGCGGGAGGAGAAGGGGCCTCGGCGCACTGGCACCGGATCGAAAAAACACTTGCAGGGACTGCCGTAAAGCACAAAGAAAAAAAGAGCGCACCAGAAGGCGGAGGAGGTCCCCTGTGGAAGACCGAGCGCAAATGGTTTACCTCAGCATTAAGTCACGCTCTAAAAAGAAAAACCTCAAGTTTGACCTCACACTAGACTGGCTTCTAAACAAACTCAAAAAAGGCATTTGCGAAATAACGGGATTGCCTTTTAGTGAAAAAATACAAAGGCCAGCCCACCGTTACGCACCCAGCGTGGACCGCATTGACCCAAAAAAAGGGTACGTTAAGGACAACTGCCGTGTCGTCCTATTGATGGTAAATCACATTAAACGAGACTATACAGACGAAGAAGTGGCACAAGTAGGACTCGCAATGGATGGTTACCTACAGGGGGAAAAAGTGCCGAGTGACCTTGAAGAAATGTTGTGTTGTCAAATCCAAGAGGCGGGGCTTGACGGGGGGATGGTTAGAGAACTGCGAGCGATTCCAAAAAGAAGGTTTCGGATCGACTTTGCTTGGCCAGATTTAAAGTTGGCCGTAGAGGTACAGGGTGGGCTGTGGACCCGGGGTCGCCACTCACGGCCTATGGGGATCGTCAAAGATTACGAGAAGTTTAATCTTCTGACTTTGCACGGTTGGAGAGTTTTGCTCTTGACTTCGCTGGACGTAAGGGGCGAGAAGGGGCTAGAAATGATTCGGGACGCGATTTCGCAATCTTCTTCGTCTTCTGAATCACCGCCCGAGGAATGACGGTGGTGCCGCCAAACTCACCCGACTCCGTGACACTATCGGCTACGACAATCTGATTGTCGTCTTGTTGGACTAGCCAGCCGACCGTAATGCACTTTTCTGGACGCAGGGCTTGAACTTCTTCAAGGCCCTGCCAGTCCGCTCTGCTAGAGATGTCATGCCAAGTTACTACAAGAAGATCAGGTTTCACTTTTTCTTCTTCTTCTTTGATTTGTTGCGGGCCGAGATGGCCTTGGCTTTTTTCTTAGCGTCTGCTTTAGAACTAGCACCCCACGCTTGCAGGCTTTTCAACAAACGAGTGGGCTTACCTTTAGCGTCCCTTTCAGGCCCAGCCATGTTGCCCATCCGTGCTAGAAAACTAGCCCTGCGAGGATTATCTCCAGACTTAACGGGGGGCTTTAGCGTCCCTTTTTTATACGAAGCCCTACCTTTAGCGTTCAAGCCGCCCTTAGGGTTCTTGCCTGCCTTCCTCTGCCATGCTGGAGTCTTTGCCATTAGTACCCCTTGCGCTTAGTGCGCTTTTTGGCGGTTTTGGCTGACTTCTTAAACGCTTTGGCAGTCGGTGCCCCCTTTTGCCCCGCTTTACGCATTTTCTCACCAGATCCCGCTTTGATTCGTTTCCTCTTTGCATGAATGTTTGCGTACAGCCCTTTCTTTTTAGGCATTGGCTTCCTTCGCTTTCTTTTTGCTCCTGAAGACCCAGCCCGCAGTTCCAACGGTGAATCCCCCGATCAACGCTGAAATCAAAGTGTTCCAAGGTTCAGGAAGAAGCGGGGCAAGACGACGAACCGTCTCCACTCCCACGCCAACCATGTCGCCGCCGGGACCTTCAACAACCACCCGCTCTACTGAAGAGGGGACCCCGTTAGGATCTAAGACCACTTCCTTGGTGACCTCACAGCCCACGAGGCCCCCAAACAGAAGGAGCAAAATCGCAAACCACATGGAGTAAAACAAAACATTCCCTACAGGGCTAAAACGTTTTTCATTGTTCATTTTTTACGATTCCCTTTCTTCCGATTGACCTTTTTGCTGACCACCCGGAGATTCTTTCTTGAGTTTGTCCCGCCCTTGCTTAAAGGCTTTTTGTGATCGACCTCTTGACCGGGCTTGGCTTTCATCTTGCGGCGAGCCTGATTCCTAAGAGATCGATTCTTCCTCTGCTTGGCTGTGCCGTGGTACTCCCTATACTCTTTTTTGTAGTTACGCGGAAGTTTCCGAGGCATTAGTCCTCCACCTTTTTAGACAACTTTTCGACCATGCACTCCAAACGGGTGACGGCTTTTTGCAAGGCGTCTAAGGCTCTCTCATTTGACCCCAAGGCGTCTGTAAACATTTTATCTCTGGCTTGCATCGCCCTCAAGAACAGATACATAGAGATAATCAAGGCAATCGCTATTGGGCTTTCCTTGAGCAAATCGACAAAAACAGTCTCCATTTTATTCCCCTATTGGTTCAAGCATTCTTCTGTACAAACGGGCCTGATTTACGTTGGGTTCTGACATTTCTTTAAGGCGCTGTTGCTTGCCTAACTCTTGGTGATTGCCGTACCAACGTACAGCGTCAAAGAAGGCGCCAAGACCTATGGCGCCGACTCCTCCTGAAATCATGTCTCCGCCACCCTCTTCCATGGCCTCGGAAAAGTTGTCACCCTCGACAAGCGACCCGGCAACGCTGTGAAGCCCCCCGAAAAACTTCTTGTACATTCTTCCGAAGTTGTACAGGGCAGGGATACGGCTCATGTCGTAGCGGTACCCTGCAAAGAGCATTTCTGGGAGATACCCAAACTGTCCGCCTGAGTTAACCAGTCTTGCCACAAAAGCGTAGTCATCAGCGTTCCAGTTGTTAATGTCCCTGTCAGGCATACGGCTCTCTTCGCCCCTAATCATGGGTTTCATCCAGCCTTCAACCATCATCCCCCACATAGTCGTCGCCAGCAAACCACCTATCACGGCAGGCGCACCGCCTCGTTTCATAGCGTTCGGTATGTGTCGTTGTGGGGCATTCACAAGGAAGCGCTTAAACTGAAGCAACAGGCGGCCCAGAGGCGTATCGAAAATCTCCGGGGTAGCCGTAGTGCTAGGCATAATCACAAGGTTATTGGTGTACCTCTGGATTGCAGAACGCATGGCCAAGCGCTCAGGGGCGTCAAACTTCGTAAAGTCATCCCCATGCTCATCCATTTGCTTTTTTAAGCGCTTAAGAACTTCCTCTTCACCAATACCCAGAGACCTCAACAGGGCCAAGGAGGTCTCATCCCCACGAGAAGCCTTAAGGATTTCGTCTGGTAATGTGTCTACGGCATACATATTTGCGGCGATTCGAGTTCTTTTAATCACCTCGTGCATGGTGTGCTGGATCACCTTATCTGACATCTGCTCGACGCTGTTCAGACCCTTGCGGAACAAGTTGTTGTACAAAGTGTCCGTTCTGGCTGTCTGAGTGCTGGGAGCCGTAGCCGCCCGGTACTTCCCAGTTTCCTCCGTAAGATCGTCAAACGTCCCGTGGAACTCTGGGTACAAGTTAGAGAAAGACGCCGAGTTCTCTGCCAACATAGAGAAGTCTTGGTCGGTCATGCCCGTTGGGTTTCTCTGGGCTTTAGCCAAGGCTTGGCGCTCTTTGTAAGACGCTCTAAAGGGAAGAAACTCTTTGCCCGCCTTAACCATGTATTTGCCCCAGCCTGCTAGGCCAGAAACAAAGATTGGTGCCATAAGGTCGTGGATCTGCGTCATGGCCAAAGGAATCGAAGCGTTTGCGTACAAGACCTTCGTAACGTACTGAACAAACTTACGAGTGCCCAAACCTTCCGCATTCGCAGGCGGAACACCTAGCACCCTGCGAACAGTTCGGTTGAAAGCATCCACCAACTCTTCAATGTCTTTGACGTTAGCGTTCTTATCTTGGCCTTCTTTAATAATCCGGTAGATATTCCAGCGTTGATCGCGGGCACGTTCAAACTGGCGAGGACCCATATTGATGATGTTGCGCTTGACTTCATCCCGAGAGATTGACTGGATTGCACCAAAGTCAAACGGGTCAACAAACTCTTCAATGAGATTGTTGCCGTCAAGCCTGTCTACGACATGGTTTCTTAAAAGCACATTTGTTCTGGCTTCTTGAATCCACTTATTCACTTCTCTTCGAGGTTCGTCTAGCCTTCTGCGAACAGCGCCGTACTCGCTCTGCTGGTCTAAAAGACCTCTGGTTAAAGACTCTCGGACCCCTTGGCGTATCTGAGCGCTTCCAGCCGCAAACGGAGCCGTTTCTCCACCCGGACCATCGGGGACGCTGTACTCCCCTTCAAATCCAACACGCCCTCTTTGGCGAATAGGCGCCGGACCAGCGGTCGGGCCTTCAACGGGAAGCCCTCTTAAAAGGTCTCGAACTACTTGCTTGAACCCTTCTTCGGGAGCCGTATTGTCAAGCCACATGTCAGCCTGTCCAAAATGTCCTTGGATTTCACTGTCAATGGCAGATATCTCAGACTGGGTTCTTTGGATGGTAGCCGCACGAGACTGGTCGCTTCTCGGCCTCCTCTTTCCCTGAAAAAACTTTTTCTGTGCATTTTTCCTGTAAAAACCACGAGCATATTTCGCCACAAAGGATTTGAACGCCTGCATGTCTGGAACAATGTCGCTAAAATCAGAGAGCGATTTGTCGCCTGCGACATACCTAACCACGGCTTCGGTGAAGAGTTCATGGTATGTCCTTGCAGTTGGGGTGACACTATTTCCGAGCGAACTGGCCTTGAGGCTAACCCCGAGTTGATCCGGCGACCATGGGTCACCCAGTTGTCCACTCTGAAGAAGCGTTAGTTCTGGTTCGTCAAAAGACTTAAACAAGTTTTTAAATCGATTTACCTCAGCGTCTTTAAAATGGAAGAACAATAGGTCACTAGCCTGACTGAGCATCAGGACAGTTTCCTTGCTCCACACTTGCGCTCCCAAAGGGGAGTTTGAAGCATTGCCGAAACTTGTAGCCCTGCTTCTTTGAAGGGTGCGGTCATTTGCCCACAAGGGACCCAACTGACGACTTGATCTTATGTTTCTAACGGCTTCGTAATCTTGCTTTCTGAACGGGTTAGATCGCCCGAATGGAATGCCCGGGTGGCTATAAAGCAAACGAATCGCAATGTCGTCATAGCCCGGAACTTGTGAGCGCAGGCTTCTAATCAAGGTGTTTCTACTTGCTGGCAAAGGCAAATCGTCAGCCTCGAAAGGTTTGGGGTATTCTTCAAGAGAAATGTCTTGAAGTTTTACCCTCTTGCGGCGCCTTAGTGCATCCACTTTGTCCATTAGGTTTGCACCCGGATTCGCCATATCATACGCTTGAACAACAGCGTCCTCGTAGGCTTCTTCTGTTCTACGGGGATATACCGTGTTGCCTTCAGTATCAACAAGGCGCTCAAAGTTTAGATTGCGTCTTTCTGCCTGACGAATATCACTTGCAACACGAGCCAATTCATCAACATCGTGCCTGAGTCGCTCAACCTGAGCGCCCATACCAATGTTAGACATGACCTCAGCCATGCGAGCCGCTTGGTGCATGTTGTGAGCGGCGGCTAAGTCCCCGGCTTTTTCTGCTTCTGCGGCGTTCCTCAAAATAGACATGACCGCAGGGTCTGAGTATTTAAGAGCAGAGTAGACCTGAGGCCCCGTTTTTTGGTTGTACTCCATCAAGACCTTGGAAGGGTCAACTTGAATGAAGTCACCAAGGCTCACAACATTGCCTTCAGCGGTAGTAATCGAGTAGTCGTTGGGAATGGAAAGCGTTCTTAAGCGGTGCTGTGCTGTACCCATCGCTCCGTAAGAAGACATCATTGAGGTGTCTAGGGAAGTAAAGTTTGCAACAACTTCTTCAGCATCCCTAATCGCGGCATTGTAAACGGCCTCTACGACTTCAGCCTGACCCGCACCTATTTGAGACAGGTTACGAGAGACATTAGGGTCGTACCCCTGCCCGCTAGTAGAGCGAACAAAAGTAACACCGTCTGGAACTTCCTCAAACTGACTGCGAACAAAGTGGTTGGCCAGCAGTTCTACAAAGTCGTCTTTCCTGTCTAGGATATAGTTACGGTCCCAGACACGAGCCATGTGCGCCTCATTGAAGCCAGAGTACCCAATGTTAAACGCACCTGTATCCGAGTAGAGGCGGTTAAGTTCCCTTAGCCTTGACTTAAACAAGTCTACGGCGTTTAGGATAATGGATTCTTGCTCGGCTGTGTAAGTCCACTCCATTCTGTCGGCAAGCCTTCTTAAGACCTCTCTGCCTTCTGGAGCATCGTCAGCAATCGTTTCAAAAGCAATCCTGCCGACCACGTTTCGCATAGAATGCTCATTGGCCTTTTTGGTTGCGTCAATCTTGATGCCAGACTTTCTTAGCATTTTTAAGATGGAGATCAACGCCCCGTTATTTGCTTGAGCAAAAGCATTAGCGTCACTTGAAATATCGGAGCCGTAACGCATATGGTCTGGCAAAGACATGTTGTCGCTCATGCCTGCAATACCACGCTTGAAGTTGTTGTTGTCCGTAATGTAGGCCAAGGACTCTGGACCGCGGAACATGAAGTGGGACATCCTTCGAGCAAGGGTGTCCTTCATTCCTGAATCCATGCCGTCCCAACCTCTAACGGACATGTCGTTAATGGCCCTATTTGCGATTCCTTGAAGTTCGCTAAAGGGAATCTGGTCTGTCGTCACGCCTCTTTCTGTTGCAACTCGGCGCAACTCTTCGCCCACTTTTTTGCGGACATGACGATCAGCGGCGGCAAGAGATTTTGCATTCCTAAGACCGTTAATCTGCCACTTGAGCATTTGCCCGCCCAGAAGGCTGGCCCCTGCACTAACGGCTGTCCACTCTGCGGCCATTAAGGGCGTATCTTTTAACTGGAAATATTTAGCGTTTCGGTTGTACCGCGATTGGTCAGTAGCAAAGAACAGCGCTCCGGCTGGTAGGGTTGTTGAAAGAAACCCTGCCTTCTGAAGCCTTGCGGCTCGCCTCATCATTGGAGCCATGGCTGGGTCTGTAATAGCAGAAAGACCCCGCCGAAAAGCCCCCATTGCAGTGGCTTCACCACGAGCCATAGCCCGCAAAGCGGGGTTGCCTACCACTGCTCTTCCAGTGTCATTAAGAACAGCCGCAGGTTGAAAAGCCCAGCGCTTCATCACGCCGGGACCTGCTTTAGCAATCCGTATTGCTTTTCCACCCCAGTTAAGAACGCCTAACGCTATGATTTCTTCAGCCAGCGTTCCGGGCTTTCTCATTTCGGTTAGCAGATCGTAACCAAAAGTCCTCCACGGACCCAACTCCCCGTTTTGTTCAGCCCTGTACAAGGCGACTTCTGCGGCGTGTTGCTGGATATAGTCCCTAGCATCTCTTGCGGTGTGTACGTCCTCAAAGAACTGCTCTCCAAGATTAAGGCGGTCAACTACGTCCCCTGTAATGTAGAAAGCGTTTCCAGCCTCGATTGAACGGCCATCGCCTGCGGTAAAAGCCTTGTAAGGAAGTTGATCCAGCAGGTCTGTGTTGCCGAAAACTTCTTCAGGCTTAAGCATGATTTTGAAATCAGAAGGGCCATTAAAGTACTCGCCGTAGTTTTCATTAAGATGAATGTCCGTTAACTTAGGAGCGGTATCTACCCCAAAAAGATTCAAGGCAATGCGGCCTGCTTCATAAACAGTCTGTTTGGCATACTCCGGTGTCAACTTCATGGCAGGCTGGTCTTTTGGCAAAAACTCAGCCGTGGATTCCCCGTAAGTGGCTTCGTATATTCTGGGCAAACCCTGCTTAATGTTGGTCAACTGATCCAACTCGGCAGAACTCATGCGATCTGGCTCTTCATAAATGTCGTAAAGAGCAGGCATGAGCCTTAGCCCCAACGCCGAAACGCCGCGCTCATGCTCACTAGGAGGGAAGAACTTAAACACAGGGTTCATGCCTGTATCAAGGCTTAAACGGGTGACCCCTTCTTCACCAATCTTCTTATCGATGTCGCTGAAATCCAGCCAAGTTTCAAAGCGATCCGGCATTACTGATTGCTCCTCAAGACTTCGTTAATGATTTTTCGAGCGTTTGACAAAAGAACCCGCTCTTCAGCATTGATTGTTTTTTCTTGGCTACCCAACTGGCGTTGAACAAGAAGCGCAAAAGTCAGGTCATAACTTGTAATGCCAGAGTTCTCATGGTGGGCCTTGCCTCCAACACCTTGATTAGTAGCGTTTAAGTATGCATTGTAAGCGCTAGAGGTCATGGCCACTCCCAGCGCACCTCCGCCAGCGATGCCGGGAACGGACAGAGTTCCGCCAGACATACTGCCTGATATAACACCGCCAAGAGTGGCACCAGCGGCAAATCCAGATTGCCCGGCTACGTCTAGTTCATTGTTGATCTCTGCTACAGAAACCACTTCTGCTCTTTGAAGAACACTATTGGCCAAAGCATTCAGTTCTTTGTAAGTGACGCCTGTTTTTGATTCAGAAAAAGAGTTCCAGAAGGCTCCTTGAAGCGTGTCATTTTCAAGGTTCCCCATGTTTTTGTATCGGTACATAAAAGCACTGCCTCGATTTTGCCCCGGAACAGCGTCCCAAAACTCGTGGAAAGTATCAGGGCCATAGCCTAGTTGCTCAAACTCAGGGTTACCGTCTGTGTCAATGACTGACATGTTGTAGATTTGCCTGCCGTTGTCATTGATAAACGTACGAAGCATGTCTTGCTGAAGATCGGTGTACCCAAGGTCTTTTAGAATCGGCCCAACATTTAACTGATTCTGAATGTCGGTTCTTATCCCCGCGTTTAACGGAGCGTAGGTGTTTGTGCTTTTTGGCGCTTGATCGGAGGCTTGATCTGGGGCAACGCTTCTGTCCCCCAACTCCGAAACACCTCTTTCTAAAAAGTAATTGTCGGGCGCATTCTTCGGCACAGTTAAGTGGACAGTTTGCCCCTCTTTGTCTGTAAACGTAAAGCCAAAGACAAAGTACTTCTTGCCGTCAATCTCCCTTATCTCTGTTTGCTGAATCTGATACGATCCTTCTTCAACATCACTATAAGTAAACATCTCGTTTCGCAACGTTTGCTTGAAAGCAGATTCAAGAGAGCCATTAAAGCCATTGCTTTCTAATGTCCTGAGGGCATCCTGACCTTGAGCAGTAGTAGCAGGGCCAATCAGCACCTGTTGCATCTCAAGGGAAAAGGCTTCGATTTCACCCGCAGAAGCCCCGTAATCGTAAAATCTTTTGAAACTCTCAGTCAAAGAGTTAAGTATAGTTGCCTCAACTGATTCTTTGCCTGCGATTCCTTCAGGAAGTCTTTCTGCGGCTTCTTCTTTAAGAAGGCTTGTCATTGCTCTGGCAAGGGCTTCTGGGGTCGCCGTTGCAATTGTGGCCTTTTCGTTTGCTTCCTGAAGAGCGTCTAAAACATCCGCTGTTTCAAGGTCCTCCGAAAAACCTGTCACCGACTTAACAAGTCGCTCGTTAACGAGCGAGTCTTGACCCGGCGCAATCGAACCTGATTGCAACCGCAAAGAAGTTCCCAGATACAGCCTGATATTTTTGTAGACACTTCCGTTGCTCTCCTTGGAAAACACTGGCGTGTACTTCATGTTTTGGACAGCAGTGTCAATGCGATTGTACAAGTGCAACAAGCCCTGTTCTTTGTCTGTTAGCGTCCCTGACTTTCTCGCTATCTTGTCGCTCTTTCTCAGCATGTTTTGAACGTAACGGTCCATAAACTCTGGGGATTGAACAAGAAACTGTGCGGATTCTGGCGTAATAAAACGGTCTAATCCTTCTTGGCCATATTGGCCGTAAAGATTAGCCATTCTGTCCACAATCATGTCCATGTTGAACATGCCGTTAGGACCCATTAAATGGTCATTCGCGTTTTTGCCAAAAGTCCCTGTGGACAATGCATTATCTACAGCCGTCAAAATGTTAACAGCCTCTTGGGCATCATCCCTAAGGCTTTTGGGCACATCCGGGTTTGCCACAATTGAACTTAAGTACGCCAAAGACTGACGAGGGTCTTGATTCATGTTAAAAGAAATAACTCGATCAGTTAGTTGCTTTACCTTCTTCTGCGCAACGCCATCCAAAGCCAAAACTAACTCGTTTTGGTTTTCTGGATCAAGAATACTTAGGGTATTGTTGAGTTTAATAAAATAGTCTTCGCTGGCGAAATCTTCGGGGTCAAGGTTTTCAGCATAGGTTTTGAAACCATCTGCCATTCGTTTGCCAATAACTCCCATGTAGTCTTGAGCAACGGCACTTACTTGGTCAAAAGTGCTAGGTGCAAAAAGCGCACCCACCTCTTCGACATCTTCAACAATGGCAACTTCTGTTGAGGTCGGGTCACTTAAGGTTTGAATGTAGGCTTGAAGGGCTTCTTCAGCCTTCTGTTCTTCTTCGTTAGTTTTTCTTTCAAAATCTTGCCTTTGCAGTTCATCGAATCGACGGGCAAGTTGCCGTTCGATATCGCCTCGGTCTTTAGCGGGGGTGCCCCTTAATGAGTCGCTTTCCATAGCGGCCTGAAGGCCTTCTTTTAGCCCCACCCCTGAAAGAAACTCGTCATACTCGCCGTTTTGGATCTCTACAAAAGCCCTACGAGATGCCTCGTCTTTAGAAAAAGACCTTTTAACGGCGGTTCTAGATTCCGGGATAACATTTTTTGCGTGGTTATCTCTAGTATCTTTTGCCTGCCTTATAACGTCTTGAGGAGCGCCCGCTTCAATCAGTTCGTTCACCAAGTTGTCCCAAATACCAACAGCACCGTCCATGACCTTCATAGCCTCTTCAAGATTTGGCGCACTAAACGCTTTTACCCTAAGAGACTCAGAGTTCGCATAAGCAATACCCAACTTTGTATTGGCTTGGTTTTTGACTCGACCGTTATATGCGGCGTTTCGGTCGACATTAAAAGCATTCAAGGGAACTTGGTTTGCCATATTTCTGGCTTCTTGCTTAGTAAAGCCTTTGCCAACCAAATGCTCTTCAAACATTTTAGGGGTGGCAGATCGAAGTTGCTCTGCTTTTAGAGAGGCAAAGAAGTTTGCTTGAGCCGAAGGGCGTCGAGCCTCCAGCGCCTTTTCTCCCTCTGTAAGAAAATCAAGGCTGGCAGATAAAAACCTGTCTCGATCCATTCCTTTGGGAACCATATCTTCAAAAGATTCCGGTTCAGCCCCAGACAGAATGTTTTCTTTAAAAGATTCTAAGGAGTCAGGGTTGTTTGCCCAAAACTGTTCAACTTGCTTTTTCTCAGCACGGTCTCGCAGTTCCATGCTTATGGCTTGAGTTCTGCCTGTTTTTACCGATTGCGCATAGGTCGGCAACATGGATTCTAACTTGCGTGTGTTTAGCGGGGATAAGTCTCCCATAAACTGACCGATAGACGCAAAATCCCCATCTGCAATCTGGGACAACTGAGTGCTGTCCATGCTTTTCATCTGGTTTTCAATCTGAGAGACGGCGCCCTTAAACTGCGCCTGCTCTACCTGCATGTGTTCGTTGACCTTGCCTTTGACAACAGCGCCTGTAATAGCGCCTGCCATCTTCAGTAGGTTTGCGCTTCTTTCGTCTGCCTCAAGGTCGCGAACCTTCTCCATGGGGTCAATGTAACCCTTGGGAGTTGGCAACTGTGTTTTTTGAAAACCAATGTTGATGTAAGGCATCGCTATCTTTCGTTTCTATTCTCACGCTTCTTTTGGCGCTCTTCTCTGGCTTTTCTCGCTCTTTCACGGGCAAGCGCTTTATCCCGCGCCCTTACCATTGTTTTGCGAGTTAGCCCCACACCCTTTAGGGTTCTTTGCTGACTTAGAAAAGCATCGGCCATTTGCGTTTGGATTGTTGCCGGGGCAATCGTACCACCCATTTGCGTTCCAGAGGCTACAACGGCTCCGGCCTGTTGGCCTGCCGCTATACCAATGTTTTGCGCTTGGTAAGATCCTTCTTTTTGCTGGGCTTTCCTTTGCCTTCTTGCGGCGGCCCTCCGGCGACGCCTTTTACTGCGCCCACCCAAAGCACTTAACACGCCAACAGCAATCCCTAAAGGACCCGCCGCCGCCATGCCCGCAGAAAAACCCATTGTCCCTACCGCTGGTGCAACGGTTGAAGCAAAACTAGATCCGAAATCGTAAATCTCGTCAGCCATTAGTCCTCACTATCCACTTCAACAGAAAGGGACTGCACGGTTGATCCAAACGGCCCTTTTAATGTAAATGTAGGGCCTTTGTCTCGACTATAATGCCCTAGATTGTAGACATTTAGCCAGCCCGAACTATTAGAACCCGTATCTGTTGTAGACACAGGCACAACATCACCCTTTGTTACAGAAAGACCATTAAGGTTCTCTCCCAACAAAAGGCCGCTAGTAAAACTGCACATATACCCGGGAACCTCGGTAACGGTCGCAGGGGCAAAGGTGCCGTTAAAGTTGAATCCAATAATGACCTTAGAGGGTGCAGTTGTCAGTCCTAGAGAAGCAAGGCTAACGTAGTAATCAGTCACCCCAGACCCCATATCCTCGGACTGCACTTCAAAATCGTCACCTCTAAACACCTTATCACCATTAGCATCTACGGTAATCACGGACACCCTAGAACCCTGCCATGGGTTCAAAAACCTCACTTTTGTCGTAGTAATCGAATCGACATTTGACTGGGAACCGTAGTTCGCCAACGTGTACTGAGAAGTGCAACGCTGAGAATCTAAGTGGGCAGAGAAGTTAAGGCGTTCTAGCCTGAACTTTGTTTCAGAGCCAATCGTGCGCTTAACGCAAAAGAACAGGGTGTCAGAAATCTTAGAAGAGCGCACCGCAGAGGCCATGGAAACAAACGTGCCCTCAGCATGAGAGAAACGGGTGAATGCGCCCACGCCTTGGTCACGGGTGTATGACACGACTTCGCCGTCGTCTTTTAAGAAGAAGAATATCGGGTAGGGGCTATAAATATAGCCTGTTCCAACAACGTCTTTAAGGAACAACTGAGAAGCAATGTCTGACAAGCGTTGCGAAAATAGCGTCTGGTCAGATGCCTCAGCAACCCGCACGCCTCCTAAACTGCGCTTGTCCCGCGCCAAAAACACTACTTCATTGTCAGTATAAGCAGGTTTAGCCGAAGCCCCGCCTACCGCACTAACCCTTTGGTAACCTACACTCAAAGCACTGATAGGAGAACCTTGGACGACATACTCGCCAGTCCTTCCGCCCACAACCAGACCTGCCTGAGTTTTGCCAATCCAAGCAACATGCTCTTCTGTAGACTGCCCCAACTGCAAAGAAAAAGGGTCGTCTGCGGAGTCTAGGCGCTGAACCCGCATTTGACTGGGCTGGTTAGAACGACTAAACGCTACCGCATCTTCAAACGCACCGCCAAAACCACCTACAACAAGGCGACCCTGATGCTGTTCTCCGCAAGAAGCAAAGCCGGAAGACCCGCCTGTACCATAAGAAACAAAGTTCTGGGCCGTAGCGTGAGAAGGCGACTTCTCCCAATAGCCTTCGTAAGCAACAGAACTCACTCTTCTTGTTGGTCGAAAGATTCCGTCATTGAAGAAAATCGATCCTCCAGCCATAAGCGGAGCATCGTAAGCACCCGGACTAGCGGTTACGCCAGCCGTTTTAAGCGGGCGATTCCCCTTCTCCAGATTTGCAGGAAGAAACTGTGGGTCATTAACGTATACGGTGGCTTTTGTCGCTTGTCCTTCGGCGGTATTCGGGTCTATGTCGTACCCCATGCAACCCATCATTACATGCGGCGCTTTTACGGAGTAAACATAAAACTCGTCGCTTCGGTCAAAGGAAGAAGTCCTGTTAATGTCGCTTGCTTGCCTGTTTACTGTGGAATAAGAAGAGTTAAACAACAAATGCTCTTGCACATGAAAGCGCAAGGTCCCGCTAAAATCGTATTCACCTGAAGTGTTCGTTACGTTGTAGATGTAGTAGGCAAACCTGTTTGAACCGTCTTGAACGATTTCAACAACTTTCCCTACAGCCGTTTCGTCAAGGCCAAACTGGTCGACCAGTATTCCACCTATAGTTGAAGTCGAATCAATGTAGTAAAAGTACTCAAGTTCTGTGTTTGAGATTTGATGGACATAATGAGGGCTTCCGGGAAGGGCAAGCCCTGTAGTGGGATCTTCTTGCTTGTTGACTCCAGTTATAACTGTGTTTGAGTCAGGGTCTACCTGAAAAAAATCTGCACCTGTTAGAGTTTTATCCCGAGTCCAAGGGCCAACCCAAGTTTGCAACAAATCTGAAGTCTTAGTCGCTACATCACCTTTGAGAACCTTGTTGTTCGCATCCGTGGAGTCATAGATCTCAGTGCCATCTGAAAAAGTGCCGGAAACTATTTCACTGGGTCTAGTGCCATTTATTCCACGAATCCTTGCAACGCGACTACTTCTGATCTGATCTACACGACCTAAAAGCCCTGAATAAAGCCAACTGCTAAATGTTTCATGGTTTGTGTCGTTGCTTTGTCGCCCCTTGCCGTAAGCAAAGAAAGAGTTGTTCATTTCATTCGTAAAGAAATCGTCGCTAGAAATAAAGTCAAGCAGAGTTCCATCGACGTAGTTTATCAAAAGATTAACTGGAGGAGTGATGCGCCTCATCAACTCTGGCTCCAAAACATCAACTTCTAAAGTCCAACTTTCAGCCGTAACCGAACTCTCAACATCCTGCCTTAGCCTTTCGCTACTGTTGTCGGAGGTAACATGGGCATGAGGAGTATTTGGCTTGCTTACTGTAGGTAACGTGCTGGTAAAGCCTATGTCGGCCCTTTGGATTCGGATCGTTGGGAAGTCGGGCACAAACAAAAAGAGGTTGTCAGTGTGCTGTGCGTACTTAATCCCTTTTACTTGGTCTGCTGTCCAAGAGTGCTGGTAGTTAGAAAGATCAGGCTTAAGGAAGCCTGAAACTTGCTTTTGCGCCCTGCGGACAATGTGGTCAGACCCATACAGGTAATCGTACTTGTGGCTTGCCCAGTTGATTTGTTCTACAAAACCTACATTAGAAGAACCTACTTCTGAGTCTTTTTCGTCTACGCGATACAGGTAAATCCGCCCTCGAAGGTTGGTCACCCCCGACTTGGAACTGCCTGTCCCTTCTGTCAGGTTCTGGGTAGAACTTGCTACTAAATCTGCTGAATCGCTAGCGTGGGCGTAGTCATAAGACTCAATCTTATTCTCACCGTAAGTAATCAAAAGCAAGTACGTTTGCTCTTCGCTGTAATAAGGCACACAGATAAACGGGTAGTCGAGGTCTACGCCTTGGTCTTCCGTCCCCGGCCTGCGAGTGATTGAACCCCTAGTTTCTACAAAAGCGTTATTGCAATCCGCAAGCGAACGCAAGGCCACTTGTGGAGAAACACGGGCGCCTCGATCTAGTGTGCCGAACCGAAAGTCCGGGTAGTTTACCCAACCCACCAATGCCTGCTTTCTAGAATGTTCATGTCTGGTCGAAGCCTAGAGGAGTTCTCTTGGCCGTCAGACCCCTTAGCCGCTGAAACCGCAACCCTCGCCTCTTGTGCAAGAACAGCAATCTCTTGCGGCGTCTTTCCGAAGTTACGCGCAACATAATGGGCCAAAGACAGTCCTACCGCATGAGAAGTTTGCGCCCCCAGCAAATCAATGTCGTCATTCCCGGGGTCGAAAATGTACTCTAGATTAACGGTCCCCTCTGTCGTCAAAAGACAGCGAACATCCTTGGTTGTTGTAGAACTATCACTGTAGTTCACCACCATGATTTCAAACGCATTTTGCAAGTGCCTTTGAGTTGCGTTGTATCTTTCGTACCCGTTAATCCGCAAAACTCTAAGGTAATCGGCGGGCAAAACATAGGCGTACTTCCAACGGTCGCCTGCCGGAACAACGTCTGTGTTCTGGTAGTCTTGCAATCGAGACAAGGCCACTGTTTTCTTAGCGCCGTTCCAAGAATGGTCTGTCAAAAACTGCTTCCTGAAGCCCGGCCAAACGTCATTTAGAATCGTTGCCTGAGGGCTAGAGTCAGTAACCGCTGTAATCGTGCCGACTCCCAAAGCATTGAGAGCGGTGTTGTAAATGTCTATAAGAGCCAAGGCTTCCCCTATCGTCAAAAGTTCAGGAGGGGACTGCCCCTCAATGAGACCCACTCCAACAATGTCACCAATCGCCAATGCTTTACTGTGGTCTGTAGCAATCGCATCTGCAACAGAAGACTGGCTTTCATAGACATAAGCAAAGAGGCTTGTGTCCTCAACGCTTACGGTGTCTGTGAAGTCAGCCAATCCACCTGAGACAACGGCCAAAGAATCATTAGTATTGGCGGCCTCTGTTTGGTTGAAAACAAAGTGCGAAGTCGGGTCGAAAGAATCGTTTGTGTCAGAAGAGTCAACGAAAGCGCGGTTTTGAACAAAAACAAGACTCAGAGAATCTTGAGCCGCAGAAGAGTCCGGGAAAGACTCCGTGTAGTTGACAACATCTTCTTCAGTAACAAGCGAGGTTTGAACAGAGAGAGTGTCAGAGAAAGATCGAGCCAGTCCCAGAATCTGCACATCATTTGATGAGGAAGTGTCAGTAAAGGACCGTGTTTCTTGCGCTCCAAACGGCGTTTTCGTAAATGTTCGGTCGTCGTCTGCGCTGGCTGTGTCTTCTTCGCTGAAAGCAAACGCCTGCGCATCTTCAGTAAACGTCCGGAAGTCTTCAACGCTAACGGTATCTGATTCGTCAAAAGCAAACGCCTTTGCGTCTTCTACAAAAGTGCGAGTGTCCTCAACGCCTACGGTGTCAGTTGCTGTAACAACATGGGCTGAAACAAAAGTGCCGGAGTCACTTGCCTCAGAAGTGTCTTCTTCAGAAAACACCGTAGACTCTGCATCTTCTACAGGAGTCAGGGTGTCTTGAACGCTAAGGGTGTCTTCCTCGTTAAAGGTAAAGGCTTGCGAGTCTTCAACGGGTGTTAGCGTATCTTGGACCCCTACGGTGTCTTCAAACGTCCGGGTTTCGCCAGATGTTTCCGCAAACGTCCGGTCGTCGTCTGCGCTAACCGTGTCTTCTTCATTGAAAGTAAACGCCTGCGCATCTTCAGTGAAAGTGCGTGAATCCTCAGCGCTGGCTGTGTCTTCCTCATCAAACGTGAAGGCTTGGACGTCTTCGGTAAAAGTACTAGTGTCTTCTGACTCCGCGGTATCTGTCGCCGTGAAAACACGCTCTGAAACAAAAGCAACCGAATCGCTTACCTCAGATGTGTCTTCCTCAGAAAACGCGGTAGACTGGGTGTCCTCTACAAAACTTCGAGAATCACTTGCGCTGGCCGTGTCTTCTTCGTTGAACGTGAAGGCTTCAGCGTCTTCAGTAAACGTGCGGGTGTCTTCCGCGCTTGCAGAGTCTGCAAATGATACAGCGTGGTCTGTAGCAGTTGCGGCTTCACGAAGAACCTGCCAGAAACTCCACGACCTCTGGTTACTATTAGTCGTCGGCTGTGTGACCGTAACGCTATCCATGCCGGTTTCAGAATATGTAGAGAAACTTCTGTACATACAAAGCAACGTATTGTTAGAACCGGAATCAGTAAAAGTGTCGCCTCCTGCTAAACTAAATCCTTCAGTCCAGTCTGTTGTTCCAGCGTTTGCAGTAAAACCCACACGACCAAATGCACCCATTGCAACAACAGTGTGAGGAACATCTAGATTGCCAGTGTTATTGTTCCAAAAGTTATTGTCAGCATCTCCATCAGGAGGCGTAAACTCAATGCTATCATCAGTTGTTGTGTCGAAGTTGTTAGTTAAGATTTCATTTGTACCAGAAGTAGTTGTTGACCAGTAAGTTCCAGTGTCAACGCCCCTGAAGGCTACCATTCCTATGCCAGTGCGAAGTTGAGTGGTCATATCAATGCTTATGTTCAAAGCATCACTCGTTAGATCGTTTGCACCAACAACAAACCTAAACGCACCAGCAGTACACTCATTATTTTTATTTGAGTCTTGATATACGTGAAACCATGCTGAACCCAACTGAACCATTTGGCGGGAAGCCGTGTTAAGGCTTTGCCTGTTTGCGTTTCCTGACGTAATCGTTAAGGGGTTTGTGTTGGTTGTGCCTGTCGTATTCCTTCTTCTGTGAATAACAACGAACACAACATCGCCTTCTTGCAAGTTGCTGTGCGACAAAGAAAACTCTGCAGAATTTGCAAAAGCCGTTATCTGGTCACCCGCATTAGGGGAAACTTTCGTTATCGCCATCAGTAACTCACATTGACTTCGACAGTGATATATCCGATTTTATGAACTTTTTCCAATGTGAATGTAATCGGGCCAGATATAGTGCTAATGCTAGGCTGTACAAGGCTACTGTATGTATTTGCACTTAAACCGCTGAGGTCAAAGTCAGAGGAAAAAGACTTCGTGATTGTTCCCCTTGGATTAACTTGATATCCAACGTGTGAACTAGGCAAGTAAGAGTTGGTTAATGTTTGCAAACCGTACTCCCAAGCCAGCCATGCTTCGACATATTCTCTTGCATCATCGTCAAAATACTCATCGCATATAATGACACGGGAGACTTTTAGACCGTTAAAGATGTATGTCGCAGTACTGCCCATCACTTGGTTGGCAGTCCAGCCAAGGTTAGGAAACTTGAAGTCTCCGCTGAGAGACCCGCTAATAGTCTGCACTCCACGCCTGTACTCTGTGACATTGTTGCTAGAGTCTCTTCTTAAAACCCGAATGTCTGAGTCTTGAAAAGCATCAGAACCAGAAGACGTTAAAGCAGTTCCAGCATCGTTTCTGACGTAAACTTTTCGGCTGTTATTGTTTCCGTACCACGTTGAACTCGTAAAAAATCCACTTGTGTTTGCAGACCCCAGAACGGGCCTAAAGGACTGGTTATCTGCTTCGTCAACAACAACAAAAATCGTAAACGGCTCCCCTGATGCAAACTCTGGAGCGTTAGAAGTGTACTTAAGTTTTGAAGTGGATCCGATTTGGATTACAGGTTTGCTTGTTATGTTTTGACCAGAGGTGCCAAACGTCGGCTCTTCCCCTGTAGCGGCAGTCATTAAATCACCCGTATATGAGTTCGGGATCTCGTCAAGGTCTCCGTTATTCGAGTAGACAGAAGCCACGTTTTGCGGGTCTATGTTGAACGCCCCATCGCCCAAAGACAGATACTTGCTGTTCATGCTTCCTGAACAATCAAAGTTCAACAAGCACGTCCCGGCTGAAGACGATTTCTTGACCCGGCAACGCCCTAGTGTCACTGGCCCTTCAAGACCTATAGAGACGGGAACGCCTTCTGTCTGAGAGGCTTCATCACCATTAAAAGTAACTTCGATGGATCTTGACGGCATTAGAACCTCACTAAAACGGGGGGAGCGGAGACCCGCACAAACCCGCTTCCCCCCTAAAGAAAGGCCAAGATCAGGTAGCGTTTACGCTAATCGAGTAATCAATCGCCAAGGTGTCGTTTTGGTTCATCACCACTTCGGTCATCGCCGCGGTGCCGGAGCCACTTGTAACCCTTCCTGCCAGCAACTTGATCGTAGCGCCAGCAGTGCCATGACAATCAGCCACAAAGATTCCATTAACGGTCCTTTGGGTAGTGCCCAAGTTTTTGACAGTAATCGTGGCAATCGAAGTGACCATCGGATCAGCGTCTGTGGATGCAGAGTCAAAGATGTCCACAGGGTCGTTGCCCGGGCTACTTCCACCGCTCGACTTGAAGTACATGCTTGTAGAGGTGTCCGGGTTGCTCGTCGTGCCGTTACCCAACGCAGTGTTTGTAAACGGTGCGATGACGTCACCCGTAGTGCCGGGAGCCAGCGCCGCGTAAGTACCTGTACCGACATCTGCCCCGGGAGAAAAATCGGTGCCTGTTCCTGTTAGCAAAATCCCGCATACCGTGTTAGCGGCAGTTGCGGCAGGGAAGCCTGTCGTCCCCGGATGAAGGCCGGAGCAAAGAGCGCCCAAGCCATCTCGGGTGATCGCATTAGGACCGCTGAAATCGGTCACTTTTCCTGTTTCTGCGCAAGTATGCTTGATGTCAAACCAGCCGTAGACACCGACCTTATTCGGGGAAGCGTCTTTCGCTGGCGTATGAACCAAGTCCATCTTGTCGCCCATTCCAGAACCACTCATGTTCATTTTTCCGTAACTTTTAGCGATCCGGTCGGAAACAGCATTGTATCGCCATTGCTTACGGATCTGTCCTTTGACAAGTTTTGCCAGTACAGAAGTTGCCCCCCTGAACTTGCTGAAAAAATCCCCACCGCTTTCACAGTTACTGTTTCAGACAATCCTGCAATGTCCGCCCACTGTATCGGGCCTTGAACATACAGTTGTGCGCCTTCGTCAGTCTGCTCAGGGGTAGAGATCCAATGTGGCTCAGAGGCCCCCGGAGCATTAACCCTTATTCGGGCTACGTCCGGGGACCACTCAACCGCCGCCGCAATCCCAGACAAAGTGTCCGAGGTGGGCGGTGTGGTAAACAACGTGACCCATGTTTCCGTGAATGTCGCTACGGGGTTCCCCTGCAACGACTTCAAAAACTGCTGGGCTAAGTACGTTGTCTTACCGCCGCTCAAGATCAAGCGCCGTCAACGACCGTCGCCGTGTCAGAGTCAGAACACTCAATGCGAACAATCTTTTTGCCGTCCAAGCGAACCGCTCCGCAGTGCATGTAAGATGCAACCTGCATAGTGTGTCCTTTTTCAGGAAGAATGTCCGTCTTCGTGTCCACCCCAGAGCAACCGTAGTAAAGGCTATTTGGCATGATGACGTAAGCGTAGTGACCATTTTGGACCACTTCGTCTTCAGTCTCGCCAGAACCCGTTCCACCTGCAATGTTGCCACTCAAACTCTCTGCAACAGTGACATGGTTGCTGGTCACAACGTCCATGCCAAGGAACTGGGAAATCTCACCCGTTACCAAAGGCTTAACAGCGTTGTAGTCAGCGTTAGTCACCTGCTCAGAGTTAGCCAGCAACTGGTGCAACTGAGTCGGGTGAATAACAAGCATTGGGCGCTGACCGCTGTTCATGGCGTTGTTGAGGTGCAACTGCTTGCGAGCCTCAATCAACTTTTTGATGGTCAAACCAAGCCCGATCACAACGTCACCAGCGGCGGCCTCAGTCAAAGGCGTCCGGTAAAGTTCCGTAGTACCGTTGTAGAAACCTGCGCCAAAATCAACGCCAATGTCAGAGCCACCATCATTAAGGTAGGTGACTGCTCCTCCGGCTTGCTGAAGGTCTCCGGCATCGTGAACGGTGACCTCTGCGTCAAGAGCCGTCAGGATGGCCTTGTCCTTCTGGATGTTAAAAGCACCCAAAACAGAGGTCAGCATTTGACCCGTAGGGTCGAGTTTACGATTCATCGCCGGAATATCCCGAGGATCAACGTAGAACATGTAATCGTAGAAAGACGGAAGCATCTGACGCTGTTCAGTCGGGATGACCTTAGCAGTCAAATCTCCAAAACGAGCGCGATCTTTCGTCAACTCGTCATTTTCAGGAGAGGGAAGAGGCTTCAGAGCGTCGATCAGCATGGGGTTGCCGTCGATTTCCTCACGAGACAGCAAACGCTCCAAGTCAGACTCGGTTTGCATTGCCTTCATGTAAAGAGTATCGACAAACTTTTGCGCTAGAAAACGTACATAGCCGTGCTCATTGACGCCTGTTTCGAGTTCGCCAGTAATCGGCCAGTTGACAGTGCCTGACTGTCCATAGGTACCGCCTGCCATAGCAGACTCCTTTTCGTTCAAAGATTAAGAAAACTGCACCAAACTCTGGGTTTGCAGTTATCCCTGAACGGGGCCGCGAGGCAGGGCCTTTGTACTCGTCGGTGCAAACAAACGATATACAAGGTTAACCTACCGGGTTCTTACACGAATACACCACCACTGCAATAGGGTTTTTATTTTTTTTGCAAGGAGACCTTTGATCTGGGAAGCGCGCCCTTTGGGGGGCCTCGGGGGTCTCTCTGGCGGATCTATATGTTCGACCCACCCCTGCCCTCGGGTCGATCCGAGCCTTGCGAGTGTCGAAAAGCAGTACAAAATAAAATCGATATTGGGGTTGACATAAAAAAGAGCACAGTGTAGCCTTGTGTGTAGGTGGCATGGGGTCACCTAGATTGGAGTCAACATGACTCTTCAAGAGTTGAATGCCGCACGAAAGAAAGCGGTAAAGGTTGCGTGGGACAAGAGTCAAGAATTGCACACCGTTGCAGTTCACGAGTTGGAGGATGCCGTTCGGGACATCGAGGAGGATGGTGTGGATCGTTTTGTGGAGGTCGCCGAAAACCTGCACGGGATCGCTGACACGCTCATGAAAACCGCTCGTTTGCTGGAACACGATGCAAGACTGAAGACCACTGGCGGGCACGGGAGACGGGCTAGGATCGAAGAGCAGATCAGCAAACTGCTCAAGCAGATCAGTTGAACAAAACCAAGGGAGGGCTTCGGCCCTCCCGCAACTTTCCGATTGGAGGAAGCATGAAAGACTGGGAGCGTGAAGTAAACGAAGGGAAAGTGCCGAAGGGCATGACTCTTCACGTTGTGATGACCTTAGGGTTCATCTTGATGTGGCCAGCACTCATCATCTGGACCATCTTCTTCAAGTAAAACCAAGGGGCGGGTCGAAAGGCCCGCCTCTTCTTTTATTTCATTAGGGGCTATCATTTTCTGCGGAGGCTCCGCGCACACACGGGCGAACGCTCTCTGCTCTGGTCCTCGCTGTATATCTATATCTATTGATCTCTGTAGACGACCCCACAGAACTACGGGTTCCGCTGGCAGTCCTGACAAACTTTTTTCTAGAATGCCGAAAATAGCCGAATACTGGCCAAATATTGGGGTTGACATAGGTTTCTCCATACCTTTTAATCGACAGCAGATTGGAGGTCACTATGAGTGACTCGCTTTCCCCTAGTGGCGTTTCCGCTGAACGAAATCAGCGACCTTTTGAGGTTGTACGGATCGTCCGTACTCTGAGCCACAAGCACATCGCTTTTGGCACGTTCTCTGAAGAAGCACCCTTCTTGGTGCTTTACTACATGGGACCAAATCAGGTTCCTTCTGAGTCCTCTTGGACTCCCCACGTTGCAAAGGCGGGACTGTACTCGCCTATCCAAGCAAGCAAGAAGATCGAAGGAGGAGATCCCAAGGTCGCTGAGGAGTGTGATATCCTCAACACCAAGTTCTACGACCCTCCTCAGATCGAGTTTGTGGGACGGTTCACGAAGTAACAACCAAGGGAGGGACTTCGGTCCCTCCCGCATTTTTTTATTTCATTAGGGGCTATCATATCCAGCGGAGGCTCCGCGCACACGCGGGCCAACGCTCTCTGCTCTGGTCGTCGCTGTGTATCTATATCTATTATTTTTTGTAGACTGGGGCCTGAAAAAAATAGCACGAAAAAAAACCCAGATTGGGTTGGCATGTCAAAAATACTATGCTAGGCTTGTGTGTAGGTGGCATGGGGCCACCTAGATTGGAGCCTACGATGGCTGAAGAGAACGCGGTGGATTGCACCCCCGACTGGGATGGCATGACCCGGTATGTAGAAAACTGCTTCAGAAGCAGTGCCACCAAGGAAGTCGCCAAGGTGTTGATTCTGGCATACTTCCCCAAGGCAAAGAATGCAGTGTACAGGACCCTGAAGCACCTCAAGGACCACGGTGCAAGTCAGGAACTTTTGGACTTTGCCAAAATGGAACTTCACACTAAGCACGGTCCCGACAAGTACACCTTTGAAGAACGTGAGATGTTCGAGTACTTGCGAGGTCTTCGCAGGTCCGGGGTCACCAACATGCTTGGAGCAGGTGAGTACCTTGAAGTTCGGTTTGACATCGACAAGAGGACCGCAAGCAAAGTGTTGGGCAAGTGGCTCAACGACCCAGAAGTTCACGACGACAACAAGCAGTAAAACCAAGGGGGGCTTCGGCCCCCCGCATTTTTGGATTGGAGATTACAATGGTGAAAAGGGTAAAGGCAAAGTGGTTCGCAGACAAAACCGATCTGCCAGTTCCGATTGGATCGGCAGGACTCTCGATGTGGAAAGTCACCCTACTGGTGACAACAATAAGAGATGGATGGGAAAGCGTCTCCCGCAGTGAATTCTACGTTGTCGCTGGAGCGGAGAAAGACGCTTTGGCAAAAATGGACAAGGTTATTCTTGAACTCCAAGACGGTTGGAACTAACAAGGGGGCGGGCCGAAAGGCCCGCCTCTTCTTTTTATTTAGGAGGGGCTATCATATCCAGCGGAGGCTCCCCCCCGCGCACGGCTCTGGCTGGACGCTCTGGTTATGCAATATGTATATGTTTATTTATAGATTTTTACCGTCAAAAAAAAACAAGGTTAATGGGTTGCAAGGTTTTATTCTGTACAGTAGTATTTGATTAGGTGGCATGGGGCCACCGGATTGGAGTACAGAATGAGGCACGTGGTTTTTTACAGGGGGCCATCGGAGATTAACGGGCTACCCGTCATCGGAGTTTTGACAAAGGATACCCGCAATGTCAAAACGGGCAACATGGTTCAGACGTGGTATCTCCCAGATCACGGATGCAAGGTGTCGGATTCTCGCAAGTCTCAGGAACTATCGGAGTCTATTTGTGGGACCTGTATCCATCAGGGACGGTTTGACGTAGATGGAGATCGGCGAAAGGGATCGGTCACCTGTTACGTTAACGATTTGGGAATCAATGCGGTTTACAATTCCGCAGTTAACCTTCCGGTTTCGGGATTCGAAGAAGTCCGGGATACGGTTATTTCATGGGGCAAGTCGATCCGGTTGGGTGCTTTCGGTGATCCGGTTGCGGTTCCCTTTAAAGCGCATGAGCCGATTTGGGAAGCGCTAGATGAAGCGGGTTTGGGATCGGTAGGATATACCCATCAATGGCGCGAGGGTCGGTTCAGGATTTGGCGTAAATGGTTAATGGCCAGCGTCGAAAGTTACTACGATATCCCGGAAGATCCCGAATGGCGCTATTTCAGAGCGGCAAACTGTGAGCCTCGCAAGAGCGAGATTTTGTGCCCCAATACAGCCCAAACTCAAAAGGGGTACGATAACCCGGTTCAGTGTGAGCAGTGTTTATTGTGCGATCCTAGTAAAGGGGCAAAGAACATCTTTAATCCCTTGCATGGTCCCGCCTTCCGATAGACTCCAATCAGGAGAGTCGGCCCTTCGGGGTCGGCTCTCTCTTTTTTTTGCTTAGGGGCTATCACTTAAGGGGTCGAGGCTCCACCCCCACACGCACGAGCGGAGGCTCTGCCCTGCCCCGCCCTTTATATATCTATATAAGTTTTTGTACAAGCCCGGCATATATATGTTTTTGTACAGGCTCAGGCAGGACAGAAAAAAGCCGAAACTGCTCTGTACAAGGTGGCTCCAGTCTGTACAATCTAGGAAACGGCGCGCCCATGGTGGGCCTGCCTCAATAGATTGGAGACTCTCCATGAGTCACGAGTTTGCACACGGCGAGCATTTTGTAGGCCGCCAGACCGCATGGCATGGTCTCGGGACCATTGTTCCCGGGGACCAGCGTTTGACCGTCGTTGATGCGCTTAAACTGGCGCACATGAACTGGCTTCCCAAGACCGTCGTCAAGCAGGCACCACGCCTGACGCCAGAGATGGTACAGGGCGATCCTGAGAACGGCGTGTCCCCCATGCCGCTGACGGCCAAGTTTTCTGAGCCTGCTGGCGTCAGCGTGTACAGGCCACCGATTGCGACTGACGACTGCCAGAACACGTACGTCTGGCTGGGCGATCACAAGTCTGAGCGCTACACAGCCCTGCCAAACATTGACCTGTTCCAGCACTGCCAGACCCTGCTGGACAAGTTCCCGAACCTGCGGATCGACACCTGCGGGCAAATCCACAACGGCGCCGTGCCATTTATGCTCCTGTCTGGCGATTCTGCCGAGGTGCAAGACGGGGACACCGTCCAGAACCACCTGCTCACCGTGTCCAGTCACAACGGCTGGTACTCCACACAGAACCTGCCCACCAAGGTCCGGGTCGTCTGCTCCAATACTCTGGAGGTCGCAATGAAGGCCTCACAGGGCGCTGTGAAGGTGCGCCACACGGTCTCACAGGACGCCGCCATCAAGGCCATGTTCGAGGCTGTGGAGGTTCAGGAACAGCAGTTCCGGATCGACATCGCCAAGTTCAAAGCCATGGCTGAAACCACGATCACCAAGGACATGGCTGAAGAGCACATCCGACAGGTCTTTGAACTTCCCAAGGACAAGACTGACGACTGCAAGCGCTCACAGAACATGCTGGACAAGGTCATGGCGATCTACAGCGCCGAGCAGGAGACGTCTGACGGGCTGGGCAAGGGAAATGAGGTCCACGGCGGAGCGGACACTGTCTGGCGTGTACACAACGCAGTGACCGAGTACACCTCTCACCACGGGGGTAACTCTTTGGAAGCCAACGCCAAGGGGTCACTCGGGGGAAGCGCCAAGAATCGCACTGACCAGTCACTGGAACTGGCAACGGCGACCACCTCTGCAGTGGCGCAGTACAGGATCGACAACGGGCTGTAACGCCTGACAAATCGACCTTCGGGGTCGGGCCTTCGGGTCCGGCCCCTTTTTTTGTGCCCAGTTCAAATCCCAAATCCTGCGCCAAATCCCCTGCGGGGCTATCACTGCCCCCCCGCGAGG